TAACAAAAAGCCTTTGAAGAAGTGCCGCAAACACATTCAACAAAGGCTTTTCGCTAACATTTTTAATAAATCAAGTCATGTTTATTATACCATGTTGGCGGTGTAAAAGCAAGCAAAAATCAACGGGAAAACCGTTGAAAATGCCGGGTTTTTATCCCGGAAAACGGGCTTGTATGGGGTATTAACATTCCTACGAATAGTATATATATACTTGCGTAATATAGATATAACTATATACTTGCGTAAGATAATATATATTATATACTTGCGTAATACATGGATAATAAGCAGGAGGGAAGGAGAGGGGGGGGAGAGTCCCCGCCCGGAACATACCCACGCCACACAGGTATAAGGACAGCAAAGGAAGGTGTGGTTGCATTGGGTAAAGTGTTCATGAGGGAGAAGAAGGTGGACTGCGGGCAGTACCGGGAAGCAGATATAATTCCCCGGACAGAAAAGGCAGATAAGACGGCAAAGGGGAAGAGGGGGAAGCGTAAGAAGGTAACAGAACCGAAGCAAAAGGACCTGAACGAAAAGAACGCTAAAAGGTATCTTGTGCAGTTAGGGAATGGCAATTTTGGTATAGGTGATTTACACGTTTCCTGTACATACGATAAAGACCACTTGCCGGGCAGCATAGAGGAAGCGGAAAAGATAGTGAATAACTACTTGCGCCGGATAGCGTACAGGCGGGGGAAGTTAGGGCTGGACCCGCTGAAATATATCCTTGTGACAGAATATAAATTCGACAAGGCAGGGCAGATGATAAAGCGGGTTCACCATCACATTATCATGAACGGCGGTTTGTCCCGTGATGATGTAGAACTGATGTGGACGGCTGACCGCATTAACTGGAATAAGGCGCAGGACTTACAGTATAGAGCGAACATAAAGCAGATGGGGTGGGTCAATGCTGACCGCATACAGACGAACGAAAACGGCATTGAAGCCCTCTGCAAGTACATAGTAAAGGACCCGCAGGGAAAGAAGCGGTGGAGTAGTAGCAGAAACCTTGTGCGCCCGGTAGAGCTTCCGAACGCTGATTATAAATACACAAAAAAGCAGATAGAGAAGCTGGCGAAGTCTAACGATTGCGGGAAAGAGTTCTTCAAGAAACAATTCCCGAATTATGAAATTGTAAGCATTGAACCTGTCTACTACGAAGAAACAGGCTGGCATATTTACTTGAAAATGTGGAAGAAGCCGGATAAAAAGCAGGGCAAGAAAAAGGGAGGGAAAAAGAAGTGATTCTTGAAGAGTTCATGAAAGGAGCCGTCCCCAGTGAAAGGCTGATTATTGAAGATAGCACAGGGGAGCTTTACAGGGGTTTTGTAGCCTGTCTGGAATATGACAAAAAGATTGACAGGAGCCGGGAAGTAAAACGGCATGGATTGTCAACGGAAATATACAGGAGAGAAGAAAAGAAGGTAGGAGCTGCAAAGTATACGACGGACGGAGAGGAAGTACCCGTTGAAGGTATCAGCAGATTTTCTTTTTCTGACCTGATTATGAAAATATATACAAAGGTTGTGCTGGAGGGATAGAAAATGCTATACGGGGAATTAAAAAGCGCATATCCGATATATGACAGGCTTGACCCGGATATGAAAAAGGCGGCTTCTGAAATAGCTGCAAAATACCCGTACTGTACAGAACACGTTGCGGAAGTAATTGTGAAAAACGGGTTCGACAGAGAGGAAGCAGAAAAGCAGATAGAGCGGGAGCTGGTTCTGGGAAAAGCAGGATTTTAAGACAGAGATTGAAGGAAGGAGCTAAAAAGAATGAAATACAAGTATTACAGTTTAGAACGCCCGGTAATGCCGGGGACATATCCGAAACCGAAAAACAATCCGGCAATGCTGATTCACAATTTCAATAGCCGGGAATATGTGCCGGAAATCGGAAGAATGGCGTGGGGATATATCGAATATGACAAGCCGCTTGAAAACAAAGATATTGACGGGTATGAGCTTATGCCAGCAGCTTTCTTTTCATAGCAGGGGAGGGCGGGGAAAATGACGTTAGGGAGCTTATTTGACGGGATAGCAGGCTTTCCGCTTGCGGCGAAGCGGCAGGGCATAACGCCTGTATGGGGAAGCGAAATTGAAGCGGACTGCATAGACATAAGCGCAAAGCATTTCCCGGATATGCAGCAGTTAGGGAACATCATGGAAATAAACGGCGCAGAGATACCGCCCGTTGACATTATTTCTTTTGGTTCCCCCTGTCAGAATTTGAGTGTAGCAGGGAACGGGAAAGGGCTTGCCGGGTCAGAATCAAGACTGTTTTTTGAAGCGGTCAGAATTATTGATGAAATGAGGTGTGCGACAAATGGAAAGTACCCAAAATACGCAGTCTGGGAGAACGTGGCAGGGGCTTTTTCAAGCAATAAAGGCAGGGACTTTCAAAAGGTGCTTGAAGAAATCACAAAGACCGCAATTCCAATGCCTGCAAGCGGAAGATGGGCAAATGCCGGAATGGTTAGAAGCAGGGGGGGAAGTACAGCTTGGAGAATGTTGGACGCTCAATACTGGGGCGTTCCCCAGCGTCGAAAACGAATCTATCTTGTCAGAGATTTTAGAACAGACCGTGCCGGACAAATACTTTTTGAGTGCGAAAGTGTGTTGGGCTATGTTGCAGAGGGCAGAGGATATGAAACGGGATATGCCGGACAAACTGCGGATTGCGCTTCTGGAGGTAATAGCGGAGGACTGGCACAAGGCGCAGACGGACAGTTGAAGCTGAACTTTGAAGAGGGAGAAGAAAAGAAGCATACAAAGTTAGATTTTGGACGGACCGGCGACAGGATATATATTGACGCAAAACAAAGCGTGACGCTGATGGGGCGGGCAGGCGGCGGGGCGGCAAAGACGGGGTACTATCTTCTTCCCGTATATACGATTATCGGGAATGTACTGGGAAGGAAAGCGGGGAGCGGCGGCAATCAGACGGGAGTGGGGCAGGATATTTCCCCGACGCTGACAGAGAGCGACAGACACGCCGTGGCAGCCCCGGAAGAGAGCTGGCGGCAGAAATACAGGGTCCGTTCCCTGACCCCGTTAGAATGTGAACGGCTTGACGGATTCCCGGATAACTGGACGCAGTACGGGGCAAGCGGAAAGGAAATGTCAAGCAATGCACGGATAAAAGCACTGGGAAACAGTATTGCTGTACCGTGTGCAGAACGTGTCTTCCGGGGAATAATTGCCGCAGAACAGGAGGAAAGGAAAGATGGCTGAAAAGCAGAGGTTGTCCGAATCGGACACAATCATATTGTCTTTGCATGACCGCTGGTGGAAGAAGATTCTGGCGGGAGAAAAGCAGCTTGAAATCAGGAAGACACGTCCTGCCGGGAAGGGTCCGTTCAGGGTTCTTGTGTATGTGACAGGGACAGGGGAAATAAAAGGGGAATTTATCTGCAATAGCTTTTTCAAAATACGGACTATCCCGGAAGTAAAGAGCCGGGCGGGATTGCTGGAAGTAGATGTTCCGGGGGCAAGCTGCCTGACCGGGCAGCAGTTGAAAGAGTACGCAGGAGAAAGCGGGAAGCCCTTGTGGGGCTGGTCAGTGTCACAGGCGAAGGAATACGACACGCCGCACAAATTAAGCCTGTACGGGCTGAAAAGACCGCCGCAGTCCTGGCAGTATTACAGAGGGGAAGACGTGCCGGACATTAAATGTAAGACAGAAAGAAGGTGAAAAAGATTGTGGAGGTATGAACCGAACACGCTTTTAAATGCGGACTGCCTGCCCGTCATGCGGGAAATGCCGGATAAGTTCTTTCAACTTGCGATAGTTGACCCGCCCTATGGGATAGGCAATGACGGACAGAAAAAGAAAGTGTGCAGCAATCCAAAGCAAAGCAGGAAGGAACACGAAAAGAAGGACTGGGACAGTAAAGGCATACCGGGCGCAGAATACTTCCGGGAGCTTGAAAGGGTATCTGAAAACCAGATTATCTGGGGCGGCAATTATTTTGTGAAGCACTTAAAAGCAGGGCATAAAGGCTAGATAATCTGGGACAAAGGGCAGCGGGGCTTGTCAATGTCAGATTGTGAAATTGCCTACACGTCGTTTGACTGCCCGACAAGGATTGTCACATTTAACCGGGTGGAACTTCTGAAAGAAGGGACGATTCACCCGACACAGAAGCCAGCGAAGCTGTATGAATGGATATTGACAAACGGCTATGCAAAGCGGGGCGACAGAATACTTGACACACACGCCGGAAGCGGTTCTTGCCCGGTTGCGTGTCAACGCCTGCGGTTTGAATGGTATGCGATAGAGATTGACGAAGGGTATTACACGGACGCAGACAGGCGCATACAGGCAGAGAAAGCGCAGCTTTCATTGTTTGACTTAATCTGACAGGAGGGAAGGGAAATGCAAAGTAAATTATGCTATATATGCAGCCCGTACAGGGGTGATATTGAGAGAAACACGGAGTATGCAAGGGAGTTGACCCGGATTGCGTTAGACTGCGGATATACGCCGATAACGCCGCACTTGTACTTGACGCAGGTACTAAACGAAGAGGACCAGGAACAAAGGGAAAAGGGGATGGCGGCAGGCACGGAGCTTTTAAGGAATTGCAGATATATCTTTATCGGAAGCAGGTACGGGCTTTCAGAAGGTATGCTTGCGGAAATACAGATTGCACTTGAAGAGGGCATAACGGAGCTTGCACAGGAGAAAGGCGGGCTTGTGGAAGTGTACGGAGGGCAGCAGGCATGAC